ACTTGTCACTGCACCATTTAATGTTGTTGCAGTAATAGTTGTTGCATGTAAACTCTGATATCTTTTTGATGAAGAACCTAATGTTCTAGTATTATCTGAATTAGGCATTATATTTGTGTCTACAACACCATTGATTGATACTGTATCACTTGCATCACTTCCTAAGTCTACATTTCCTGTAAAACTTGCAGTCGTTCCTGTAATGCCACCTGATGACAAAGTACCTACTGTTGCAGTTCCAGTGACTCCTAAGTCACCACCGATTGTTGCATCATCTGAGACTACTAAGTCATCTGATGATGATAAATGTTCTGCTGAAACTGTTCCTGAGAATGTTCCATTTACTGCACTTGTTAATGAACCACCTGATAATGATGCAGTTCCGTCTGTGACTGTTGGTGCAGTTAATACTTTACCTGTTGCAAGTGTTATGTCGTCTTCTGCATAAGTTCTACCTGCAAGTTGTAGATTAAATCCACCTTGTAGAGTTGTGGTAACAGATGAATTATCTCCTTGAAGTATAATACCATTTGAGTTAGTATTATAGATTGTGTTCTGTAATGTTTCTGTAAAGAATGAAAGTATTGCACTTGATGTTGCAGTTCCTTCAAAAGAACCTGTGTATGCATAGATTTGTATTAAATCATTAGCACTTGCCGCCGATATCAATTGTATGTTATAATAGAAAGCACCTGCAAGTCCACCAACTTGCCAATCACTTTGTTCTTCTAATAAGACACCGTTTTTAAATACTTGAACTCTATTTCCTTTGTATTTAAGAATGTTCCCATTTGCATCTGCACCTGTGAATGTTTGTTGTCCTGCAGTTGCAGTGTATCTATATTTTCCAAAGTAGAATGCTTTGTCTTCAACTGCGTTAACAGCATCGACTAGATTTTCACCTAATGCAGGTCTTAATCCTGAAACCTCACCAACATCTACGGCAAGTTCATTATACTTCAGTCTAAATTCATCTATTGTGCTATAATTGTCTACTGTTTTAGCCATTTAACTTTCCTAATATACCATGAAGTAGTTCTTTAATTTCACCTACCTCACTCTTTAAATTATTTATCTCGTTTGCTTGGGTTTGAAAACGCATTTTTCTTTGTTTTGCAAGTTTCCATTGTTCAATATCTGTATTTACAATTGCGGATGATTCTTCGTCTCTTGCAAGATTAGAATGACCTTCAACTTGTGCATACTCATTCATATTATGTTGCCAATGCAATACATCTTAATGCCGCTATTAACGGTATTTCTGATGTATTTGTTCCTTGTCCTACAACTTTAACAGCAAATGCTGAGAACTCTGCAAGACCCTCTGCAGTATAATCATACTCTTTGAAGTTTCTTGCATCTGATTCAAGTGTAGTATCTGGAGAACCATCAGTGTTGAAATATTCCCAACCTAAATCATCCCAAGGAGATGACTCATCGTTCTTCAGAATTTTATACATAAATTTGATATCTGTTGTCACTGGTTTAAATAAATCTGCTGTGACTTTTACTGCAGTAGCAGGTGTTTTTAAGTTCACCTTTCTCGTACAATATACCATTACATTGTTATCACCTTCAGGTTCAGTAGATGAAACATATACTGTTCCTTCTGGTAATGAATTTGTAGTTGTATCAAGTTTCTTAGATGTTGCACTATCAATGTTATTCAATCTATTCATAATACCAATAGCACCTAATGTTCCGACATCGATTACAGGTGATAAGTTAGGATTGAATGATTGTAATTGCAACTGAGCAGTAAATGATTTTGTTCCACCATTGTGAGCAGATTCATTTACTGTAGATGAAACAACATGTGCATTACCAAAATGACTATTATCATTTAATGTTATAAATTCTGTTATTGATTTTTTAACATGATTTGTTCCACCTGCATTATATCCTTCTGGAGATTGCATTGGAGACATGTAAACACTTGAATATATTCTAGTGTTTTTAAACTGCACATTTGGTATCATAGTATGCAAAGTATCAAAGTAATAGTTTCTTGTTGATGTTGCAACTGAACCACCACTTACTGTTGATGCTGGTGCAGTATAACCTGATACGAAGTGATAAGAAGATACATCTGGTGTGACGCAGAATGAATCAATTCCAATTTCTTTAATTACAGTAAATGTTCCATTGATTGCATCTACTGGAATACCACCAATTGTTTCACCGATTGATGCAACTCTAACAGTTAAGTCATGTGTTGATTCAAAATCTGTAAATGTTATTATATCACCAACGGCATGTCCTTGTCCTGGGTCTGATATTAATACACTTGATACTGCACTACTAGAGTTTGTAGTAATACTTACTACCATTCCTGTTCCTGTACCGTCTGTAGAATCTTGTGTGACACTAGAAGTTGTAGTTGATGCAGTTGGTGTTCCTGTTAAAGTATAATTATCAACTGTCAAGGCAGAACCTTTCTTATCACCAGTTAATCCTGCAAGGACTACACTTGATGCAGTTGTATACATTCCATGTGAATAGTTGTATACTTTAACAAAGTTTTTACCTGACATTGCTTCTACTGGATTATTCTGTAGTTTATGTGTTGGCAATGCAGTATTATTAAATCTTAAATCTGGTGTTTTTGATACATCAAAGGAACATATTTTCATGTTAAACTTCATGTCATCTGTTTGTTCTGCAGTCCATGTTGATGCGTTTTGTGACAAGAACAATGAACCAGCATATGGTTGTCCTGAAATTGTTTCACCAGTTATGATATCTTTTTCACCCATTCTTGAAATGAATACTTCGTAATCATTTGAATTAGATAGTACCACATAACACATTTCAGCACCCTCTTCTATATAAACTGGTGATTCGAATGTAAATGTTGTTGCAACTGAACCATCTGAAGAGGTAGTAACCTCTCCTGGGTTTTTAGTCACTACTGAGAATGGTAATACTACTTGTCCTGGATATCCGTTTACCATGTTTCTGATTTCTACAGATACAGGTAAGTTCTCTGACTTAGTTGCAAAGTATAAATCAATAGATGACAAGAACATTCCACCTTGTGGTTCACACATAAATGATTGTGCTAATGGGTCTTTCCAACCACCTCTTCCACCACCATCTAGTCTTGTGATGAATCTTCTATCAGTAATTAAATCTGGGAATCTCTCTAACTGAGGAGGTCGTATCGGTGCTTGAATAGGAAGGTCAGGTTCTTCTGCAGGTGGAACAAACGGAGAACTATCTGGTGGTGTTGTAGTACCTGGTGGTGTTGTATCTACTGGTATTTCTGGTGCGTTTGAATCCCATTCAGTAGCATTTATATTCTCACCTCTTCTTGTAAACTGTCTCTCACCTCTTGTTCTTTCTGTAATAACTCGACCATTTCTTGTAGAAACGATTTCTGTTTGTGAAGATTGTAATAATCCTTGTGCTTGATATATAACACTAGCAGAAGATGCTGGGTTAGACAAGTTGAATGATGATGAAGTAATCATCATCTCTCTCATTCCTGAAGGGAATCTTTGTGTACTATTATTAGGTAATTCAAAGTATGCACGACATCTTCCGTTTCCGTCTGTTTTAAGACTTGAAGTGACTGTTGTACCACCATCTTGTGAATATGATGCACTGTAAGGCCTTACATATTTGTTTACATCTAAATTATCAAAGAAGATATAATGATTTGAACCTGGTTTTAAGTTTGTTGCATCTATCTCAATTGTTCTGGCACGCATGAAAGGTATCATTGATACTGATACGACTCTATCGTTTCTTGTTTCTACGAAGTCTTCAACAACACTTGTTGTGACACCTGTTCTTGTTTGTGTTTCAGGTGTTTCTGTAATTTCTCTTGTGACTTGTAAACCTGCAACCCATTCACCACCTTGTGCTGGGTCTCCTGACCATGAACCATTTGAAGTTGCTTGAACTTCTGAACTTACTTGTGATGGTTCACCTGCCCATGTTGTTTGCCAATTGTTCCAAACTGTACCTAATGCATTACCATTTCCGGCAATAACTGCATCGAAGTTTCCTTCTCTATTAACTCTAACTTCTGGTAGTTGTTCTGTATCTTGCCAGATATCAGTTCCAGGAGTTAGTTTAAGTTGTCCGTCAAACGCAAACACATGATATGGGTTAACATTTAATTGTCTTGATGCCTTATCTTGGTGTACATATGAAAATTCTGAAAAAGGTAATGTAATTAAATCACCTGTTTTAGTAAAGTTAGATGATGCATTTGTATCTAATTCAATGTCAAAGAATTGTGAATATGATTTAGGTCTCATAGCACCTAATTTTGCATCAATAGATACATTATAGTCTGGATGATTTACATCACCAACTCTATGACCTCTGAAGTTGTCTACTAAGAAACCTGATTTAAATCTATCAAATCCGTCTGCATCTAAAATTTGTTTTGTTTGTGTGTCTTTCTCTAATAGAGATAATGCAGTGATTCTTTCTAAGTTTGTGACCCTATTATTAATCTTGCCGATATCTTTCATTGTAAATCGTCTATGGTCATGTGACCTTACTCTGATATCTTTTAGACTATTTGTATAAGGTGGTAATCTTAATTCAAACATTTCTATTGCATCATCAATACCTTTCGGTTTAGTTGGTGTTAATGAAGGAATACCTGTTGAAACCATCATCTGACCTGTTTTATGCATGAATACTTTATCAATTCTTCCTACATAGAAACTAATTGCACCTGTGACACTTGAACCATGTACAGGTGAATCTACTGCACTTGCACTAGATAATGTTATGTTTGTTCTACTTGATGCAAAAGAACGACCTAAATCATAAGAGAAAGGAGAGTATCTAGCACCATTTGTTGTGTCTGATAAGTCTAGTGGACTTGCAACATTGTGTTGTAAATCTGTTTTGAATGTTGATTTAGCAAAAATTTGACCAACACTAGGTCTAAAGTCAACACAATCTGAAAGTTCAAATGTTCCGTCTGGTTCTAAACCACCCAAGTCAACTCTACTTGGAGAGTAAACAGGTATATCTTTGTAATCGATATTGCCATATGAGTTTACATCATAGAAATCACCAGCATTCGCTGCTGAGAAATAATCAAAGACTACTAAGATGCTTCCTTGAGGAATAGGTTCACCACTTTTGAGTGTTAGTTTTGCTAAGTCATAGAAACCGTCTCTCTGACCATCGTCAAAGAAGTATCTACTTGTAATTTCTGGAGAACCAGTAGACACATTTGTTAATGTTGCAGTTGCACTTGATGTTTTACCGGCAATTACTTCAGTATCTACAAATCTTTGTTCTGTTAAGTAATAGAAATAACTTGTAGTTCCAGTACCATTTAATGTGACTAATACTGCTCTTGCATCTGATGTCTGGCCAACAATTACTTCATGTTCTGAAAAACTTCCTGATGTGACTGTTAATGTTGCATTAGGTGTTATAGGAGTATTATCAACTCCTTCAAATATACCTCTTATTCTAAATACATCTGAAACACCAAGAGATATTTCTTTGTTGTCGTAATTAGTTCCATAGAAACCATTTCCAGAAGTATCATTACCACTAATTTTTAAACATCTATTTTTATGTAATGTTTTATCTCTGTTTACAGGACTATTAATATCAACTGTATATGTGACTTTTACTACTGCATCGTTATCATCTGAATGAAAACCACCGATTGTTAATGTGCCTGTTCCTGTAGTTTTTGTGTAATCTTCAACATTTAATAAGTCTCCAACTGCCTTTGCATTACCACCACTATTATTTCCTCTTTCAATAACTGCAATTGTTAAATCATCTGTATTAGGGTCAGCAGAATCAAAAGTTTCTCCTGAAGAAACACTAAGTTGAAAAGCACCTGCACTGACTGTGACTGTTTTTTGTCTTCTTACTTTTACTTGGTCAGGTGTATGTGATGCAACCCAATCTCTAGGCCAACTGAATATATTTGCAGTTTGTTCTTGGTCAATAATTTTAACTCTTCGTCTTGTGACATTTCCTTGGAAAGAACCTGTAGATGGTGCTCCCACTAAAACAGCAGCCGTATTATCGGTGACTGATGCAACGACTAATTCTTCACCTGCTCCAGCAGGATTGTAAACAACATCTCCTTCTTTTAGTTCTCTTGTAAATGTTGTACCAAAACCTGTCAATGCAGTTGATGAATTTGTTAACTGTACTGTTCCTGTTAATACAAAAGCTGAATTTGTTATTACATTAGCCGTAAAGTTTTCTCTACTTGTAGCCTGTGTTGTTTGAAAGATAGAACGAACTCTATCTATATTGTATGTTCTTACTGCGGTGATTGCTCCATTAGTTTTAGTTGAATCTGAAACACCTCTTGACCTAATACCCATTCCTACTTGGAAAGTTCCAACAACATCATGCAACATATAAAGATTATTTGTATTATCACAAATTGCTACTATACCAGTTGCTCCTGTTGGTACTCCATTATTAACCTGTTCAACTCTATCTCCTACTGAGACTTCGTTAGATGCAGATACACTATTGAAAGTCACTTGTGTGAACATCTTAATATCAAACATAGATAAATCGAATTGTGCATCATCACCATAGACATTATTTGAGTCTACACCTGAATTGTGTACAATATCTCTTACTCTTGCATACCCAATTGGGTTTCCACTATTCTTTGCCCCTTGACTTGCAACGACACTAGAAAATAATTCACATGTTTGAAATGGGTCTTGAACATCTGTTCCAGATTCATTACCAAATTCAGGCAATGAATGTGCTTTTGTGACTCTTAATTTGTTTCCTAATCTTATATTAGTATTTGTTGAAGGAAGTGTTGCTGTTGACCTTGCTTTTTCAAATGGTATTATAGAAGTACCGATTTTTTCTACTTCATAACCTTTAACATATGCTTTACCTGGAGATACTTGCATAACAAATTTGTCTTCTTTACCACCATTTATTGCTGTATAGAAACCTCTGTTAGTAGTATCGTCTAAATGTTCTCTCATTGATTGAGTGAATTGTTTTACAACAAAATCACCATTTGCATCAAATGTTCTTCGTGCAAGTGTATTTTCTATTTCGTTATACATAGGTCTATTGACATGTAATTCAATAATACCTTGATTAACTCTTGTTAATTCGATGAAGTTTGTATCATCTGAAGTAGTTAATTTCTGTTTTGATAAAGTTAGTGCAATTTTAAATCTATCTGCACCTGCAGCGTTTTCGTTTGATGTTCCTGTTGCATTATCTAATAGTGTTGAGTCTTCTGCAGAACCTACAAAGGTTTCTGTTATAGAAAGACCAACTTTATAACTTGGTTTACCTGAATACTTTTCAAGTATTAATTCCTGTTTAGCAACTTTAAGAAAGAATCCTCTACTAAAGATGACACCTTCTGAAATGTTTGCTATCGAAGCACGACCATTTGGTTTTTCGTCTGATACTTCTACTTGAAAGTCGTTGTTGTTTGCACTCACATCTGTTGCATTACCTGATGAGTCTAAAGTCACAAGTTGCAGTTCTTCATTTGCTGTAAAGGCAAAATCATTTGTTGCATTTGTTCCTTGACTTAGGTAATATACAAATAGAGTCGCTTTATCATCTGTTGTTTCAGCAGATGAAGTGATAATCTTTGCAACTACACCTGATGTTTTACCTTGAATATGTAAACCATGTGTTGCAGTTCTGAATGTTTCTATGTTTGCATCACCACTTGCATTTGGATTGGCAGACTTGACCTTGACAAAGTATAATCCCATGTCAACATCACATTGACCACCCGATACTATAGAACCTTCTTTAAAGAAATGATTACCAAATCTTTCTACTTGATTTTGTAAAATAGATTGAGATTGGGTTAATTCTCTTGCTTGAAGTGGTCTACCTGCACGATAAAGAACCTTTTGAAAGTTCTTATCTTCGGAGTAGTCATCATAATAGGGTGATATATTTAAATCAGTTTTCTCTGCCATTGTTTGTCCTAAATTTTAAAATGGGAGTTCTTTAACTCCCATAAATTACATTTCGATAATCAGTTTGATATCTTCAATTTGGTCAGCCGCTCTAGTCACTGCACCTCTATTCTCAATATACATCATTCTACCAGTGTTTTTTGCAACTTCTGGATTCGCAGGAGCACCGTTGATAGTTCCTATTGAACCAGAACCTATCTTATAGATTGTTTCTCCGTTAGCAAAGTTTACATAACCACCTTCACTGTTTGCGTGATGTAGATATGAAACAGAAGTTCCGGTAATTGAAACAACTCTCGCTGCCCCAACTCCAGCACCATCTGCTGATGCATTAAAGATTATGTCATCTACTGATAATGAACCGATTGATGAAAGAGTCATAGTGTTATATGCTTTCATACTTGTTGCAGTAGACCTATTTGTTGTTCCAAATGCAAATGGGTCTTGACATAGACCAATTCTTCTGAAATCGTTATCTGTTGGGAAGTCACCGCCACCCGCTGCAAATTCTAATCTTGAATTTACAATGATGAAGTTTCCGCCTAATTCTTCTACAGGGTCAGCACCATGTCCGAAAGGAGGTGAGATTACTGGAGTTGCAACTCCGCCTGAACCACTACCGATACTTGCTATATTTGCAACATCAATTGATGCTCTCTTATATCCTGTTCCTCTTGTAGTCACATTGATTTCTCTTAAACCACCTGAAACTACTATTACTTGACATACTCCACTTGAACCATCACCATCGATAGCAACATTACTATATGTTCCGTTAGTGTAACCAGAACCTGGATTGTCTACTTTAATATGCAAGACTGAACCATCAACAGCATTTGTCTCAACTTGATATTGTGAAGAACTATCGTTGTCTGCTGAGGAGTTCAGACCACCGTTTGTGTGAGTTCCAAAAATTTCTGTTTGAGCACCTAGTGTTTTAACTGGTATAAAGTCGTTAGTCACAAACTTAATTGTGTCTGATGCAGAAATAGTGTACATGTATTTCCAAAGATAAGGCATTCCGTCTGTTCCACCTTCATCTGAAGCTGTTCCTTCAAATAGAACTGATACATCTGTTCCTGTAGGTTTGTTAATTGAACCCACAACAGTACCATTTTCATCTCTTCCTGTTCTAATACATTTATATACATGATACTCGTCTGTTAAGACATAGAATCTTGCTTCGTATAGATTGTTCTTAGATGTTGCAGGTGATAATTTTGTTGCACTGTAATCATGTGAATACTCATCATAAGTTGTTCCTGATGTCCAGTTATATCTTGTGATACCATGAGATACATCTGCTGGGTCAACTTTTTTAAGTGCCAACATATCTGCCCATGCATCTATTTCTTCACCAACTCCATTTGAAGGTGCTGGTGGGTTATTTTCGTCTGCCCAATCGTATGAACGACCTATGAAAACATATGTTGATGAATCTGCTTCACCAAAGTCTTCCTTAAACTGTCTCGCGTTATGAACACGAAACTTTTCTGTAATAATTGCTGCCATTTTTTTAATCTCCTCAGATTATTTAACTTTTCTGTAATACTATTTATGCAGTTGCCGACTTGACATATGCATTAAATGTTAAATTTGTTCGTAAATTTTTATGATTGTCATATTCAGATACATAGAACTTGGGGTAATATGTTTCTAAATCTGATATTCTTAAACCCTCTCTAATGGATTCTTCCATTAATACACTACCCGAATTATCTTCCATTAAGATGTCGTCATTATCCGTTTCATCTTTCATATGATAAGTTATTCGATAAGTGTTTTGTTCACTAATTGTATTTATAGTGTTAAATCGAGACCCTAAAGGAACGAAACTGACTATGCCATTTTCTGAGTTCTCTTCATCAATTAGTGTGTCTCCATCTTCCATACAGATTCTTTCATTCTCTTCTGTTCGAAGGTATTTTCCTGCCAACTCTATAGACCTTTCAGTCGTAAAGTAATGAACAGGTTCATCTGTAGTTGCACTTTCTAGTCTGAATATACTTCCGTCTTCCATTGTGAAGACATCACCAAAGTCACCTTTGACTCGTGCATCTTTCTCGGGTTCCATTCTTACTACACAAACTTCTTCTTCTAATTCAATAAGTCCACCATCTTCAAGTATTAGTTGTTCATCGACTAGAGAACCAATTTGTATAATTTTACCTTTGTCTGCAGGTCTTCTTTCTGGACTTCTAACTAAATAATCGTGGTCTGAAGAATCTAATGATAGAGATGTTGGTATACCGTCATGTGAACCTTTTGCATGATTTGTTATTCTCATAGCAAACGAATCAATAAAGGTTATGTTTATATGTCTTGACCTATGTGAACTGTCATAGAACTCTGAATGAGCACCTAAATCTTGTCCTGCTGGGTTTGTTGTGTCAACTGTATTTAATATACCATAAGTACCAATATTGATTCCTGGAATACCTGCTTCCATTAACTGCATCATAACACCTGAAGCAGTGACTTCACTGTCTGTAGTCCAAAGATTTACAACTCTTGTGGAATTTGCAAATGCATTTGGAACTGCAATACCAACATCTAAGTTCATTATAAGTGTTGGTCTAAATCTAAACTGTTCGTCTGCAACTGTATTAATAGATGAGTTAATTGCAACTTCACCAAAGAATATGTGTCCTGCTGGGTGAATTAAGTCCTTTAATACACTTCTCCAACTATTAATTGATTCTCCGACTTTAACTACATATGAATGTGTTTGATAGTATAGACCATCTTGTATGTTTGATGCATCTGCATCTAATGTTCCTTTATCACCCAATAATGCTTCATTTACTGTTCCTTCTCCAGCAAATTTACCTCTTCCTGAAATTGGGTCTGATTTAAATACTGTAAACTTATCAACTGAATTGTATTTAACTACTTCACCTTCTAAGAATTCACCTGATAAATCAGTATATGTTAAAATTTGTCTACCTGTATTATAACTCACAACTTTTGCAGTTGTTCCTGAAGTTGCACCTGTTATAACTAAATCACGATTAAGTGTTGCAGTTGGGGTAGAGACCAACATAGGATAATGTGAATCTTTTGAAACAACACCATCTGAATCAAAGTTATAACCTTGACCTATGATATTAATTGATTCTGCACCACCAATTTCATCTGAATATGCAAGGAGTTTTGCACCTGTTCCTGATGAAACTACTTGTTTTCTGTTTACTCTTTGAACACCTGAGAGTGAACCTGTTATCTGTTCATTGTCCTGAAAAACACCTATATCTGTATGAGTTCTCTTTACAATAATTCTTTTATTTGGTATATCTAGTCTAACAACAGATGCAGTTGCATTTGATACTGAACCTGTTATCACTTCATCAACTAAGAAGTCACTTACAGAATCAAAATACAAATAACCACCTGGAAATATTGTTGGTGCGGAAGTATATCCTACACCACCATTTTTAATCTCAACAGCTCTGATTCGGCCGTCATCTGAAATAATTGACCCACCTGATTCATAAGCATTGTATGTTATTGGTTTTCCTTGTTCGGATAATAATCTATTACTTTCAGTATAGATTTCTACCTTTTCACCACCAGATAGGGGTGTTCCAAATATGACTCTATCATTTTTTGCGATATAAACAGAACCATCACCTGGGTCTGTTTGTAATAAACCATCTTTATATACTTTTACTGTATGGTCATTGAAGAATACATATCTTCCATTTGTATCTTTTATATTTGGTCCGCCAAATGTTGTTTGACCACCTATTGCAGTAAACTCAAATTGACCCCAAAGTGTGGCATTCTCTAATACAATTTCATCACCAGTTGCACCGATAACTCCTTCTGCACCATTACCACCTGAATTGGTTTCATCAAATATGACTAAGTCTCCTGCCTCATAATTAATACCACCATTCTCAATAATAACTTCTTCAACTCCACCGTCTGATAAACCATCAACTCTTGCAGAAGAGTCTACAACTCCTGCATCAGATTTACCTGCACCAAAAATTATGGTATCATTCATTGAATATAGAGAACCTATTGTAGATTTCTCCATAAGAATACCAGAACCATCTTCTGCTAAGATAACGCCGTTATCATTATGTTCTATGTAAGTGGATGAACCACCATCTGTATTAATTGCAGTATTAACGCCTGATATAGTTCCTGTATATGATGTAATACCATCTCTATCCAAAACTTGAACACTGGTGTTTTCTATAAATGTGCCGTAATGATTTCTGGATATACTACAAGAATAGACATCTGTAGCAAGTGTATTGATTCTTTCTATATTTGCTTCTGCAAGTATAGTTTTTCCGTCTACATCAAAATAAGTTATCTTATCTGTTTCTGCAGGCACCTTTTCAGTAGGCATTTTAAGAACCAATCTTCTTTCTTCACTGTAATCAGATTCAGATATGTAAATTGTCTCTTTATCAGGATATCTAACTTCAGCATCCTGAGCATATAAGAGTCTCATTAAGAATTTAATTGACTCTTCACTTCCTTTCTTCTGATACAAATCAGAAATGTTTTTGATTGTTAACCTTTTATTCTTTAACTTCGATAAGTCAATAGAAGGTAAGAAGTCTCTCTGGAAGTATTGTAGAAATTCTTCTGTTGTATGGTCGATATCAGAGTAATCTAATAATCGATTGTTTGCAAGTATAGAGTTTTCTCTATATTTTTCAACAATTGCAGTTTGCAAACTATTTCTACCCTCAATAGTTTCATCTTTTGAGAAACCATTTCCTGATATTGTAGAAATGTAAAGTTTGTTGCCATTGATGACATCTATTCTTGCAATAGAACCGTTATCTTTTCCGTAAATGTATTCACCAACTTCTAAAGGGTCAGCATTTGCATTCGGATTAGTTGCATTCGATTCATTAATAATTTTTGATGAGTCTTCATCGGGAGACGGTGAGACGGTCGCAACCTCTACAAGTAGAGAGCCTTGACCGTCTTCTAAAGCAATACCGTCTAAATCGCTTTGTGATTTAAGAGTTAAACACTCTTTCTCTAAGAATTCAAAATATGCAGATAAAAATGCCGTAAAGGCAGGTGCATCTTCTCTTACATGTTCTGGTAAGATTGTATGCAGTCTTTGTGTTATTTTATCTGATGATAATGATTCGTGAGACATTTAGTTTACTCTTATGTTAATGTACAACCGTTGTTAGCAACAACAAACCACTTTGCACCATTCCACATGCATACACAGCCTTCGCCTTGTGCATCAAGTGTAATTTGTTCTGTTCCATCGACTGAACCACCCCATGAAGCAACAGTAATAGCTGCTGAGCCACCACTGCCCATTCCAGAACAAGCAATTAACATTAATTGACCAGTTTGTGTTCCAGCACCTAAATCGAAAACGATTTTTGAACTAAAACCACTACCATTTATAATGTTAGTAAATTGGTTTTGTAATGTTGAACTAGTTGCCGTATGTGTGACAATATCATCTACTGCTAAATGAGTAGGAATATTTTCAAACAATTGACCAATAGTCATTTTTTTGTTGACAGGTGTTCCACCTGGGTTGTCAACGATGTGTAGTAAATCATCAGCACCAATTGCTGAATCTGATACTGCTGATAATGCTGATATTTTTTTATCTGCCATTTTATTTCTCCTTTTATATAATCCAAATTAATGGGAAACTACTCGCGGGACTCGCGACCACTTTATTCATAACGAATACCTTAATATGTAGAACTAGATGTTGATTTAAAACCAACCCCAGCACTACTCTCACCACTTGCGATGGTGTCTATTTCACCTTTAATCGTGACATCGGCAGAAGAGATATCTACTAGAGAACCTCTTGTTGCCACTACATCGTAGCTGTCAGGAATAATTGTGAAATCAATCGTTGTATTGGTGTTTACTGTTGAGGTAACCATCAATGCATTGATTGTAATTTTACCTGTAGTGTAATCTACTACACCTGCAGTAGTATCACTATAGATTCTTGTTGAACCAGATAGATAGTATCTTCTTAGATTACCATTACCATCGTCATCAAAATATTGTGTGTTTACAGAATCACCTGTAACCGTAAATCCTGTGGAATCCAAAATTCCACCTAAATCTTTGTTGTATGCTGTATTTGGATGATAGAAAGGGTTACCAAATTCATTTATATAACCAATCTTTTTGTTTAGGGTCATATTTGAGGCTTTCTTCAACCTTATGTTTGTTATGTTAGATAAAATTGATGTATCTGTTGCATCAATGTCTTTTACTAAATTTGAATGTCTGAATATACTATCGAAGTTAGCAAGATTATCATTATCGTAAGTATTTATTGTTGTATTGACCAACTGTTCTAACTCACCTTTTGAAAGTGTTGTAAAGTTATTATTGTATTTGAATATTGTTGAGATAAGAATCTTAATAATTTCTGGATTTACAATCTCAGGTCTTACAGTAACCATATTCAATCCATTTAGTTTTCTGACAACTTCTGCCTTCTCTACTTCTGTTAAGTAGTCTGAGTTTTTAGGTTTAATTGCAAGAAATACTTTTCCATATTCTGGTGGACTGTTATCTTCACCACCCCATACTGCAACTGCATCTGCATTCGGGTAATACTCACTGACTTTTGCTTTGTAGTCATTCAGTGTTACCAGTCTGTTCTGAGATGTAAAGAATTTGTTTGCTTTGAACTTAATTGATTCTATCGATTCTTTCTCTGCACCACCTGTTGATTTCGATGTGGTGGTAATAACGGAATCTGAGTAACCATTTATTGCAGTAATTTGTGAAAAGGTTTTTGCACCATCGGCATGGTCTGTATCAACTACTATATAAGTCACAGTGATTATATCACCGTCTAAGAGTTCTTTTCCTAATACACCATCACCAAAGTATACTTCTAAATAACCTTCTTCATTTTCTTGTGTGTAGTAAACTTTAGATGTTGTTGATATAGTTGAAATGTCTGTAGACAATGCATATGTTTCTGAAACACCAGCAGAATTAACTACTAATGATAATTTACTTCTATCAACTCTCTCGTTGGATAGAACAAACTTTGCATTCTTAATTTGTCTATCATAGACAAAAGAATCAACCATATATGTACCTTGTGATATCTCAACACCTGAATAGTTGAAAGTAGTACCATTTTGAGTTGGTTTATTTGTATCTGTAGTCACAAAGTCATATGATACACCATCAAAAACTGTACCAAAAATATGTCCTCTAGGAATAGTCATCTCTGAAAGTGTAGGAGAAGTTCCGTCTGCAAGAACAACATTGTTAAGTGCAATATCAACAATAGCAGATGACACCTTTTCAGATGCAGGTGTAAAACCTAAATCTTTTGCACGAGATACTACATTCTTTCTAATTTGAGCAGAATCTAAGAAGAGTTCTGACGCTGCAATATTAGTATTGACTGCACCAATATGTGATGAATATGCAAGTAAGTCAATCAATGTTGACATTGTTGAACCTTCAAAGTTATAATCTTTTAACTTATCTTGTCCTTTAAGATACGCTTTTAAGTTATCTGAGATTGCATCAAAATCTAATTCTGTAATATTTATTTGTGAACTCTTTGTTGCCATTATCTTGCCCTTTTAAGTGTCATGTTGACTTCTTGATTCGGCATACCATTTAAAATCGTATAATTAATTGTGATATGCAAATCATTATTTCTTTTTATTGTGAATTGAGGTATTACATTTGAAACTCTTGGTTCAAAATCCTCAATAACTTCTTTAATTTTCATTTGTGCAGTTTTGACTCTTCTTTCGGTGTTAAGTGCAAACAATAAGTCTCTCATTCCACCAGCAAGAGCAGGTTTGAATGGTCTTTCATAGTAATTCGTCAACATGATATTCTTAATTGACTGTTTGATTGCATCTGAGTCTTTCTTAATTGTTATATCACCTGTTATAGGGTGTGCAGTAAAGTTCATGTCTAAATCTGCATAAACTTCCTTCGATGCTACATTCTTTCCTTGTGATTTTAAATCTGCCATATATCTATTTATACTCCCTATTTACCTTTCACTGAAGTATATTTACCTGCACTTGAACCACCTTTTACAGTCGTTTCATGTTTGTGGGTTGCAAGTGTTATTCCATTTCCAGCATCTGTTGATACATCACCAACTGCGTCAATTGTAGAATCATTTGTCTGAGCACCAGTGATATGAACTGTACCGTCAACTTTCAAGTTAGTGGTCATTGTTGTTTCAGGAGATGTAAAGGTAGTATTACCAACAACATCTGCATTTAATGTTCCTTGAATTTGTGCATCAACATTTCCTTTCAATACATTCATATTAACATTACCTGTATCAACTGTTATATTAACATTGCCGTGACCAACTTGTAAGTCTGCATTACCGGCAATATACACTTTGTCGTCTTTAAGTATTGCAGTATAATTATTGTTTACAATTCTGGTGACTTCTGAACCGTCTGCATGAATCTCATGGAAAGTTCCTGACCTGTGATGAACATTTATTCTTTCTGATTTTGGGGTGTCATCGATTTCTAAAACATGGCCGGCCTCGGTTTGCAAAACCTTGTTGTAAGGATATACAGGTTTTGCTTGGACATCCACAAAATCTCCTAAAATCTTTTGTGTTGATGTGTGAAGCATGCCACCGTTAATTGCATGGTCTAAAATACCACCTCTTGAAATAGAAGATAAATCTGATTCATCAACATATAAAGGGTAGTAAGGCAACATGTCTGCAGTCAATTCCAATTCTGTTATTGTAGAACCTGTTGCATCATAGTTAATTACAATCTCTTTTGGGGTTTTTGGTGCAGTATCTAATGCAGTTGATAAACCGTGTGAACGATTTGGTGCTTGTTCAGGATTAGGTCCGTCTGGAGTATCTTTATACTCATCAACAGTTAGTCTTCGAGGGTCATTGAATCCCTTTTCAATATTTCTGTTTAGTAGTTCGTCTTTAGTTGTTTCTTTATATCCTTTTTGAGGAATACCGGCAGATACATGAGTAATTACAGGGTCTTGTCTAGTTTTACCATCTCTAAAGAATCCAAAAACTGTAGAACCTTCGATAAGTCCATGTTGAGTTCCTATTCCAGATAATCCTGCAGAAGTTGTTGGTAATAAAACTTGTGCCCACGGCAGGTCAGGTGTCGCAATGAATTGTTTATTTTCTGAATGAATTCCATGTATTCTTACACGAACTCTTCCTACCTTTAAAGGGTCTTGTCTATCTTCAACTATTCCATAAAATGTTATCATGCTTCTCTCGGTGTCGCAGTATTGTCTAATGGTGTTGCAGTTTCTACCTTCTGCATGTAAGATTCTTTAACACATTCCATTGTCATTGTACCTGTTAATTCTGTTGGGTCACCAGTTATTTTTAAATCTGTTATAAGATATCTATCATCGTTTAATTTATCTGATGTATCTTGTTCTGAAGTTGGTTCGGCTGCAGGAAGTGATAGTTGAATAATTTGTCCCACATTCATATCAGTTCTTAAAGGAACAGTCACAACTATTCGATGTTGATTCAATATTTCAAAAAGTGCATTTCTTTCTAGTTTCGCATTGTCTCTAATTTCTTGTCCTCTGAAAAGTTCTTGAGCAGTCAAATCCTCATTGTCATCATATGAGTGTCTCATATCAGTTGCCTCAATGAAAAACGCGTTAAAATGCTGGTTTGGAGGTAAGTCAACATCTACCTCTGAATATGATGGTGGTTCTCCTTCACCTACAGAGTTTTCAACTGTAAATGTGTATTCATATTCACCATTATGAATCATAGGATAACCAGATATATGTTTTCCTCTTTTAAATGTTTCTTCCATGTCATAAACTTCTTCTGATTCTAATTTACGCAAAGGGTCGTATACTTTCATATGAGATGCATAAGCACCTCTGACTGTACCTTTTAATGTATCAAACATTTGTGGTTTTCTATAAGAAAGAATCTGACTATTCAAACCACCAGGAGCATTTAAGTCCATATCTTCTGTTGGAGATGAGTTTCTTGGTTTCATACTGAATGAAACAGGAAATTCTTGTGCAAACATCTCATCAATAGACTTAAATCTAAATCCACCATTCAATGTTTGAAAGAAGAACATACTGTTTCTGTAATTTGTATCACCACCCACATTTGCCTCTCTGACACAATAGTCTATGATGTTATTTGTAGTCCAATTAGGAACTATAAATTGGAAATTGTCTGGTTTGGTTTCTTCCCAATGGTCGAACTCTTCCATAGGTATCTTTGCTTCATTTACAAGAACATTCTCTAACATGTCATCATAAGAACCTCTCAATGTTCTACTTAATCTAGTTCTTTGTAGATTAAACAATCTAGGTTCACATAAACTCAATACATATGCTTGAATCTTTTCTCCTTGTCTGGAAATATTGTCTGCTTTAAATACTCTGAATGTTTTATCAATACTATACATTGCATCTGCAGTATCACCCATGCCTTCTTTCTGTTTGATTGATATACGAATGAATTCTTGTCCTGTAAAACGATAGTTCTTTAATAGATTAAGACCGTCAATAATACCCACAACACCTGATGAAAATTTTCTATGTATACTTTCAGATAATTCAAATTCACCAACAATTCCTGAGATATCTAAAGTCTCACCAAATTGATTGACTAGTGCTAGAGATTCTACTAAGAATTCTCCTTGTCTTAAAGGTGCTCCCATTATGATGCCATTACTTTTTCAAATTCTGATACGACTCTTCGTATATACTCAGGTCTTATAACTTTTATTTTTCTTGACTTCTCATTCTGTTCATAGTCATGTGTATAGTAAGTCACTGGTGTAAAACCTGTTGTTGAGGTGTTTCTTTTATGACCTTCTGAGTTGACATAATGGTCAACACCATCAGAACCGTTCTGAACGGATGATACCGTGAATGATTTACCACTCACTTTGCCTGTGACAACATCATTTGCATTCCAAGTTCCACCTACAACACCAATTCTATTGAATGTGGGTTGAACTGATATGACATTACCTTGTTGTGTTCCTGTTTCGATTATTTCTCCTAACAACCATTTGTTTGTTGAACTTACTATGTCTGATGAGTTAGTTGAAGTCAACCAATATTCAGGATACATTTCTTTAATATGGTTTTCAAATGTGACTTGGTCTTTATACCATTGATAATAATTATCCATTTCATTGACCAAGAAAAATGTCCAATGTAAATCACTATCACCATATAATCTATCTGCAACAACATCTGGTCTTTCACCGTCTTGTATTTCATAGAATGTGTATGAGATTACACTGTTAACAGATTCCTGTTCTATTGTAGACTTTCTAAAGAAGTCTTTAATGGTAACAATCTTACCTGTTGATAAAGTATATTGTATTTCTGGAAAGTTTTTAAATAATTGATTTGACATATTTTACCTTATGGATTTTTCTTGTTCTTCTTAGAATCTTTTATTGCTTGTTCACCGGCAGAACCTGCTTTTAAGTTTGCGTCTCTAGCATCTGCGTCTTGTGCATTTTCATCAATGATACTAGGCATAGATTTAAGACCTGATTCTGCACCCATTGAGTTTGCAGTAATTTCTTGATAAGATTCTTGTGTAAGTATTTTAAGTTCTTGAAATCCTAAGTCCATTTTAATACTTGTTGGTTGTCCTTCTTTGAAGAAAGTCATAGAAGTTGCATCTCCCTCATAGGTGACTTTACAACTCTGTAAAACCATAGGAAGATATCCATCAACCTTATTTGAAATAGGTCCTTCTAACTCTGCTTTCCATGTATTGGGATAGTTAAAGAATCCCTCTGCATCTGATGACGCTGCACCTAATGCCGGATATGTATCAGGCAACATTGCAGTTTTAAAGTAATAGATAATATCATTTATCTGGTCTGCCTCTGCTTGAGAAGTTGGTGACATAGTATAAGAAAAGGATAGACTTCTAAAGTCAACACCCTCTAAGGACATTTCTTGCATAGGGTTTACTGCTTTACCTTGCATGATAAACATTGCATTACCAGTCATACTGTTTAAAAGTTTTGACGCTGCTTGTGATAGACCTTGAATCATACCAGTAATAAATCCTGTTCCACCTTGTGCCGCTCCTCTTGCAAGTGAACCAACATCTTTTGCGGCATACTTAACAGAAGCTTCTTGTTCTAGTGTTAAAGGAATATGTAATGCAATCTGAACTTGTCCATCTGCTGTAT